CGTTATCTGGCGGTCAACGTATCGGTAAGGAGTCTGGTAGACCACGACCGGCGCGCCGACCATCTGCTGCGGTGCGGCAGCGTTGTATAGTTTCCCCCCAATTCTGCGATGGATCTTCATGAAAGCCTCAAAAAGAATTTATCTGGTATGGCCGAGCGATGGGTTGGGTTGAGAAGGTTAGGACGGTCGTATTGCTTGTAGCATATGTTAGCATCACGGCATCTGCTCTGTCTGGGCTATGCCCGAGACGCTTTTTTGTCTCCTCTTTAGCCTCGACCTGGATCTGACCTTTTCCTGTGATCTTGTAGGTAGGGGCCGCCAGGTCTCCGAGAAGGTCTTCGTCCGGGGGCAGTGCTAAAGGTTCTGGGTTCTTCGGGTCGAGTGACTCGCGGAGAGCCCACCAGAGCTCTGCCCGGAGGTTGAGGTAAACTTTGTTACCGTCATCATCTACCACATCTGAAGCGGACCCGACATTAACAGGTATAACGGGAGCGTTTGCAGCTTTCAGAGGATCGACTACCCCAGCACCTAGCCCAATCACATCGACTTTGATGTATCGAGCGTTGGTCGTGCGGGCCATTCGCAGAACTTCTCCCGTCACTTCCTGAGTATCTTTGCCGGATAACACCTGCAGAGGATAGACTTTCATGCCCTGGCGGGGTGCTATGGCACTTAAATCCGAGCCGTAGCGGGCCACATCAACCCCCAGCTCATAAGAACCCTGACCATCCGTACCCTCCCACCGGGCCATTGATGCTTCTATCCATGCAAGTGGGATAATGTTGTTCTCGCCCTGAGTAGGGAAGTTGCCCGCTACCCTGGCCTGATATGCGGGATGGTTCTTGCCCCAGCGGGTTATCTTGTCTGCTGCCCATGCAGGGGTGATTAGGTACGGTGCTGGCCAATTGTACGATCCGTCCGGATTTTTGGCTGCTTTCTCTTTCCAGGCCCCAGACTCCAGGTCGTCCTCGGTAATCCCAAAGGTGGTGAAGTTTGGAGTGTCCCAGGCAGCGATATGGAACCGGGACCACCCTGGCTCCCGGTGAGAGCGGTAGAATGTGCCGCCGATCAGCGTTGGGTTTCCTAATAGCAATAATCTGCAATGGCCTGATGTAACTACGCCCTCGATGGCCTCGAAAATGTCCTCTTTCACGCCCGCCGCTTCATCTACTATAACCAAGAGGTGTGGCGCATGGAACCCTTGGAACCTGTCGGGCTGGTTAGTGGACAGTCCGAGAGCTACCCATTCGTCCTGCACGATCTGCAGCTCAGGACTCTTTTTAGCCAGCTCCCCGCCCAAGAAGATCTTGGACTTGCGGACGCTTGCCCTAACCTCCTTCCAGATCAGTTTTTCGACCTGGCGGAAGGTCGGGGCAGTTGTAAGGACGATAGAATAAGGAAAGGTGTAGAGGAACCAGAGTGTAGCGTTGCCTGCCAGATGGGATTTGCCTATACCGTGGCAGGACCGCGCGGTGGTGCGCTCGTTGTCCCTGATGGACTCGATTATATCTTTCTGAGCGGACCAGAATTTAGCACCCAGGGCACGATTAATCCACCACACCGGATCGACTGGCGCGCGGGCCTTCAACTCCTGGCGCTGCTCCTTCGTGAGTGGTATCAATCATCCAGCCTCGTCTTCCAGCATCAGATCAACCCATGATTGGATGGCCCCGGCTTTCCTGCCTTCGGGATCATCCCCTGCCAATTCAAGCTCCGATTTCAGGGCTTTGGATGCCATATCAGCGGCCTGGTGATGCCAGTTGATGACCTGACCGGGTGATGCTTTGCGTTTGACCGGCTGGCCGTTCTCGTTCGTAGAATCATATTCGTCGCCCACCTGCCAGTCCAGATGCTGCCAAGCCCTCATCTTGATTTTCTCGATAAGATCCAAGCTCTTTATGATCTCGATTTTGGCGGATTCCCGGCGGCTGTCGTGATTGGCAGCACGTTCCTCCTTGGATTCGGCTACCAGGTCTTTTAGATCCCAGACGGCTGACTTGTACCTATGGATTGTACGCCACTTCTCAGGGATGCCCAGCCGTTTGGCAATTGCCTTTGGACTCTCCTTCTTCTCAAAGCCCATCTCGATCTGATCTATATAGGCTGCTATCGATTCGAACGCCATTTGACATCACTATTGACAATTTGACACTGATTGACAAACATATCGCGAATAGCTCAAATAGTAGTATTACTTTTTATGTTTAGACGATTTCGGTTTATCTACTTTAAATGCTTTTGGTTCACTTTCGACAAACCTGTTTTGTGATCTTTGCTTTTTCATGGAATGGCCTCCATCACGAACGTTACCGTTTTCCCGTGGGTTTTTACTCCTAACGATTTCATTTTAGTATTTCTTGCAACCAAAATTTCTTTTTCATTATGTACGTTTGTGAACGTCTTCGCTGACATGGCCTTGGTACCTCTTGGAAGCCTAACTTCCATCTGATATCGCATTCCACCAAATTCTTTTGTGAACTTGTCCGCAACTGCCCGGCTCGTACTGGTAGACATGTAGGTCTTACTTGTCATGACTGTGCCTTTGGCAGCCATACCTTCATGGAGTAAACTATCCGCAACCCTCTTGCTTATTCCACGGTGGACGATAGCATCTTCTTTCGTGCTTGCTTTACTAAAAGCACTGTCCATTGTTTTTATATATTTATTTGCTTGAGTGGTTGATATGCCAGAAATTTCGTCCGGTGCGATTTTTCCAGTTGCAAGCAACTCATTAATAGGACCATACCCTTCCTGCGAATAATATTCCATCGCATTTTTTTGAGCGCTGGTCAATGCAACAGTTTCAATATCATACGCCAGTGATTCCCCACCGCCAGATCCCCCTCCGGCGCCACTTCCACCGCACATTACCATAACCTCGAATAAGTTTTATCTTCTGCATGAAAAGCAATACCTGGAAGGGCGCGCGCGAGTTTGCCCGCTTCCCATTCTAGTCCGAATTCGTCGTGCCAGGGACAGTCCAGACCACGCATGTACTCATCGAAAGTACAATGATCCATGATCCGGTGACCATTGACATAGTAAGCCCAAGGAGCGGCCTTGAAGCCCTTGACCCCATCGATCCCACAACACGACCGCCAGGCCCGCGTGCCGGTCCAATCATCGCAGGTCAAGACCTCTAAGCCTATATCAGCACAGATCTCCTCTAGCTGGATGATTTCGGCCTCTTGGACCGCGGGAGACGGTATTCTGAAGTTGCTCCTTTGCTCATAATTCAAACACGACTCATTGACATAATCGTAACCCAATTTTTGGCGTAGTCGGTCTTTGTCCCTACCAGCATTGAACACCTTGAGGAAGTTGGCTTGGACGGTCCTTACTCCAGCATCATAAGCAGCGGACAGCAGGACTTCCAGATTGCCACAAAGGTCTGGTATGTAAGGCCACAACCGAAGAATGCAGGTCGCGCCCGCTCCTGTCAACGTCTCCAGTGCAGCTAACCGTCTCTTCCAAGTAGGCGCATTGGGCTCTAATAGACCCAGCATGGCCGAATCTTCAGATGAGATGGAACACTGCACCACCAAAGGAAACTTGTCTATAAGGCCAATATAAGGCTCTTCGGTGAGCAGGCCAGGGAACTTGGTGGTTATGATCGCGGGATACTCAAAATCTGCCAGGATTTGGAGTGTCTTAAGCGTTATTTTGTGGCTCCGTTCGGCTGGCTGGCATGGGTCAGACGCATGACCGATTTGGACCGGCGATCTCATGTTTATGAGAGCCCGTTCCATTCCCTTTGACTTATAGAACATCTTTTCTATGTATTTAATGGGCGATGGCACAACCGCGCTGAAGTCCTGCGACCGGCTTTTCCATCTTGCCCTTTGTGCCCACATTGAACAATATATACATCCACCGCTGCATCCGGAGTAAGGATTCAGCTTCAGAGGCACCGGGCATATCAATCTGTCCGCACCATCGCATATGAAAAGCGGCCTTTGGTAGCCCTGGTTGGATTCCATAACATCAGATGCAATGCTCAAATTTTCCTAATGTGACCGAAAAGACCCATTCGGTCGGATGCCGTATCCAGTTTCAACTTTTTCCGATACGCATCGACTCGTTGTCTGCTTTTTTCATTTTCATATGCTTTCGTTCCGGGGGCGAGTTTGCCATTTACGACAAGTACACGCTTTACTTTTGGTTGTGCTGCCCGGTAAACTTCGCCTGGCTGCCCCGCATCGCCGTTCGTGCTTCCGCCGCCGCCTGACCTGCCACCGCTTCCTGATCCTCCGCTACCGCCGCACATCTATATCACCTCAAAGCTTCTTGGTCTCGCTGATAGCGTATTTTATGGCCGCTATCTGGTTCTGTCGATATGTGTTTGGGCCTTCGGATTTTAGCTTCTTTTGCGCTTTCCGGAGTTCAGAGCCGTATTGCTTCAGAGAGTCGGATTTTGAAATCGCGCCCGATCGCACTCTATTCAAATTTTCGTCTATAGACCGTGTGTCAACTACCCGCCAATGAATTGGCAGGCTTGTAGCTGATGGTTAGTACGCTCGCTACGATTGGCTGGTTGACGGACAGCCTGCTACGGTCAGATCTACTGAAGGTAGCGATGTTTCTGGATGCATTTAAATCAGCATCGATCTGGAAGCCA